AGGTGGAAGTGGAAGTGCATTCACAATCCGTAGTGGTACATCTATATTCTATGGTGGAGGTGGAGGAGCTGGAACATACGCTCAAGCAACTGCTGCAGGAAAAGGTGGACCTGGCGGTGGAGGTAACGGAGGTGGACCTTCAAATAACTCCAATTGTACTGCAGGTACTGCAAACACCGGCGGAGGCGGAGGTGGTTCATTCAGAAATATAGATGGAACTAACAACGGAGCAAGTGGTGCTGGAGGTAGTGGTATCATTGTAGTTGCATACTTAACATCATCTGCAGCAGGTAAAACTGTAACAGGTGGTATTGAAGCAACATATACATCAGGCTCATTAACTTACAAATCACACACATTCTTAAGTTCATCAAATTTAGTTATATCATAAAAAAATTGAAAAAACAAAAACATAATTGTTAAACCTTATATAAACACAAATAATATGAATTCAAAACAAGTATTAGACCGTATAGTATCAATGCTTTCTATAACTAAAAAAGAAGAAGAAGTAGAGATGACATACGCAAGATTAGCTGATGGAACTATAGTTGAATCACCTACATTTGACGTGGGAGAGCCTGTAGAAGTAGTATCAGAAGATGGAACAAAAACTCCTGCACCAGATGGTACACATGAGTTAGTATTAAGAGATACTGAAGGTAATGAAGTACCTTTCAAAGTTATCACCAAAGATGGTGTTATCACAGAAAGAGAAAACATAGAAATGGAAATGGAGCCGGTAAAACCAATCCCTTCTGCAACTATGGAGCCTAAAGAAAACGAAGTAAAAGAATTAGCTGAGGAATTACCTACAGGCGATGGTATTGAAGGAACACCTCAACCAATGCCAGGCGAAGAAGGTTCTCCATTTGATATGAAGAAGATGTATGAAGATATGGCTTACAGAATAGAAGAAATGGAAAAGAGAATCGCTAAGATGGAAGAGGTAAAAGAAGAAGTAGAAGTAGAAGTAGAAGAAGAAGAGATGGAAGACCTACCTAAATTAGATGGTGCTCCAATTGAAGAAGCTGCTAGATTCTCTTCAATGAAACCAAAAAATAAATTGAAAGAGAGTAACCCACAAGGTTCTTTCTTAGAAAAATTATACAAATAAACAAAAAAACTAAAATCATTTAAAAATGAGAAAATTACAAAAATTCGCACAACCAGAAATTACTAGCACATACGCTGGTGAATTTGCTGGAAAGTATATTAGTGCAGCTTTGTTATCAGCTAAAACGTTGGATAACAAATATGTAACTATTATGCCAAACGTAAAGTACAAATCTGTTATTCAGAAAGTACAATTAGACAACATTGTTGTAAACGCATCTTGTGACTTCACAACTGCAGGTACAGCATCTCTTACTGAGAGAATCTTAGAACCAAAAGAATTGCAAGTTAACTTGGAATTATGTAAGCAAGAATTCGTTGATAGCTGGGAAGCTTTACAATTAGGATTTTCTGCTTTTGATACTATCCCTGCAAACTTCAATGACTATTTGATTTCTTATGTAGGTGGATTCGTAGCACAAGCAACTGAGCAATCAATTTGGGCAGGTACTGCAGCAACTAACGGACAATTCGGTGGTTTCCAAACAGCATTCTCTGCATCAATTGCAGCGGGTGGTTCAACTGCAGTATTACCAGCAAGAAGTGCAGGTAGTGGTTCTGCAATCATCTCTGGTTCAGTAACTTCAGCTAACGTATTATCTAAATTAGATTCAGTAGTACAAACTATTCCTGATACTGTTTATGGTAAAGAAGATGTATTACTTTACGTTTCAACTAACGTAGGTAAGGCTTACCAACAAGCATTAGCAGGTGGAGCAGTAGGAGCAAACGGATGGAACAACCAATTAAACGTTGGTGAAAAACCATTCAACTTCAATGGTATTGAAATCGTTCTTTGCCCTGGTTTATCTTCTGATAAAATCGTAGCAGCACAAAAATCTAACTTATTCTTCGGTACAGGTTTATTATCTGATTACAACCAAGTTAAAGTATTAGACATGGCTGACTTGGATGGTTCTCAAAACTACAGAGTAATTATGAGATACACAGCTGGTACTCAGTTTGGTATCGGACAAGACATCGTTTACTACGGAGCTTACTAAAAATAATAAGTGGAGAGGAAACTCTCCACTTTAATCAGTTATAGACAAACAAAAAATAAAAAGAAAAACTTATGGCATGTAACTTAACATTAGGAAGACAGGAGCCGTGTAAGGAATCGGTAGGTGGATTGCAAGGTGTGTACTTTATTAACTACACAACTGCTTCATTTACTCATGGTGCAAATGGACAAGTATCCGCACTTCCTACAGGAACAACTGTTTACTATTATGAGCTTAAGGGTAATTCTTCTTATACAGAAACAGTTAACTCTTCAAGAGATAATGGTACTACATTCTTTTCACAAGAATTGACCCTTAACTTAAAGAAATTAACTCCTGAGATGACAACGCAATTGAAAACAATGGCGTATGGTAGACCTCAGATAATTGTTTGGACTAATGCTGGTGATGCGTTATTAGTAGGTGAACATCAAGGTGGAGATGTAACTGCGGGTACAATACAAACAGGTGGTGGTTTAGGAGACCTTTATGGATACTCTGTAACTTTCACAGGATTGGAAAATACTCCAGCATCATTCTTAACCGGTTCAACAACCGCAAGTGCATTTGCAGGATTAGGTACACAACCAACAATTGTATATGGAAGTTAATTAAATTAACCTTAAATATAAAACATAAATTGGGTAATCAGAAATGGTTACCCTTTTTTGTTACTAAAAAATGTAGATAATTGGTGTTATATAAGAGATAAATCATAGATAATGCAGGGATATTACTTAACAGGCAGCAACTTAATTACTATTAGAACACAGGATATGACTAGTAGACCTACTTTAACGTTAAGGTTAGAGGATATGTACACTTTGCAGAATACAACTTCTTCTATTAGTAGTTATACTTTTGATGATTACGAAAACATTCTACAATTTACTGCATCAATTAGTGGTGCAATAGTTGGTGGAGAGTATAGAGCAACAATAAATTCAGGTTCAACTAACATTTGGAATGGTTCTATTCAGGTTTATCAATCAGAATCACTAAGTACAACATACACAAATCAAAATAATCAGTATATTTCACATATTACTGATAACGAATTTATAATAATGTAATATGAACAAATCGTATCAAAACTTTTCAGTTGTAAATTTAGCTCAGCAGGATGTGCCCGTAATAAGAGAGGATACAAAGACTCGTTATAATTGGGTACCGTTCGGTATTGGATTGCAGGATGATTTCTATCCAGAGGTAACTGCGGCTTATAACACGTCAACAACTAACGCTGCGTGTATAGAAGGTATAGCAGACCTTATCTTTGGAAAGGGAATCTACACTAAGAACGAAGCATTTACGGATGCATTAGCTAAATTAGTACCACAGGAAGAGTTAAAGAGAGCAATCTTTGACCTAAAACTTTATGGTAACGGAGCATTTCAAGTATATTGGAATGATGAACACACAAAGATAATTAAATTCTATCATATACCAGTTCAAACACTAAGAGCTGAGAAGTTATACGATAATCCAAAGATTCAGAACTACTTCTATTGTACTGATTGGTTTGATATGAAGGCACAGAAAGCTAAAATACAAATCCCTGCCTTTGGAACATCTAATGAGAAGAGAGAAATCCTATGGGTTAAGAATTACACACCAGGTAAGTACTATTATAGTATCCCTGATTGGATTGCAGCCCTTCAATTTTCGTTCGTAGAGGCTGAGTTGAGTAATTTACACCTAAACAACATTGAGAACGGATTTTTACCCCTCGTAATGGTAAATATGAATAGTGGAGTTCCTGCACCTGAGGAAAGAGATACTATAGAAGACCTAATTGAAAGAAAGTTTACAGGCACAAGAAATGCAGGAAGGTTTATGATTTCATTTAACGATGATGCAGCTAACAAACCTACTATTGATACAATACAGATTGAGAACTTACACGAGAAGTTCCAATATGTTGCTGAATACGCACAGGATAGAATCTTAGTTGCTCATAGAATTACTTCACCTCTATTGTTTGGTATTAGAACTGCTAATAATGGATTCTCCTCTCAATCAGAAGAGATGAAAACGGCATTCTCTATTATGCAAACAATGACCGTTCAACCATTCCAAAACTTAATCATCAACACAATAGGAGATGCCCTATTAGAAGGTGGATATGATGATACACAATTGTATTTTGAGCAGTTAACACCATTGGCAATCTTAAGTGAGCAAGCGGCTGATACTGATAAGACAGTTGGACAGGTAGAAGATGAGACAAATAAACAAATGGAAAACCCTGATGCTGTAGACGGACCAACTGAAAACATCCAACAAATGAGTGAAGAGGAAGGATGGCTTTATACATCTCAGCCAAACTTTACTAAAAATTACGAAGTATATAAATAAAATAAAAATATGGCATACGTCTTATTCATTACCAGAAACGACATCATTAAGAACACTCCATTGCAAGGTGCTATAGATGCTGATAAGTTATTGCCTTTTGTTAGAACAGCGCAAGATAAATACCTTTTGGATTTATTAGGTACCGTTTTATTTGAATTCTTACAGGCTAAAATTGCTGATAATACATTTGGTACACTAAATGTTTACTATCAGGATTTGATGGATGACCACATAAAGAATACTCTAATATGGTATTCTGCAGTAGAATATATTCCATTCTCTTCTATCTCTTTTAAGAGTGAAGGAGCCGTTAAACATTTAAGTGACCAATCGGTTGCACCAGGTAAGAACGAAATAGATTACTTAAAGCAACAGGCACAACAAAATGCTGATTACTACGCGACTAGATTACAGAACTATTTAATATCTTATTCTAATGAGATACCACAATACTTAGAATCTGTTGGTAATCAAACACAAATTTATCCAAATATGGCTAACACCTATTTTGGAGGAATAAACTTATAATATAACGTGAATGGCACAAATAGTAAATGATAGCGGTACAAACTTTACTCTCTATTACAATACATTAGAGTATTTCAAAACTATTATGAGTAACCACCCTTCAATCGGGTCAGTTACACAAGGTGATATATTTGAGATAGATAGTAGAGAGTTTCCAGCTTATCCGTTGGGAAATGTTTTAATTACTAATACTGTCTTTGGAACTAAAACTTCAAACTTTACTATTCAACTTACCGTTGCGGATAAAGTTAAGTTAAAGAATAATAATTCAGT